AGGAAGATGAGAGAGGAATTTCGTTACATTGAACTTTATTGCAACACGAACTGGTATTTCCTTCGATGAGGTTGCATAAAAAGAACTAAATAGTAGGAGGTATTATGAGGTTACAAAAACGCGAGGACTTTCAAGATTTAGATGAAAGTATTTCAAATGTTATAGAAGAAAAAGAATTTGCTTTTTCTTTTCAGAAAGGTGATAAGGTTGGAGCTCGAAGTGTGAGTATTGTTCGGGTTAAAGGAAAAGATGTAGATGATGCATCAAAGAAAGCAGAGAAAGACTCTCGTGCAAAGGGAAAGAAATTAGTATTTATTAGAGTAGAACCTGGCGGACCTGGCTATGCAGTCGGGTAATAAGATTAAATATAGGAGAAATACTTAAATGTCTATGAGTATCGATAGTTTTAAAAGTGTATTAAAAAAGAGTGGTGCTCGTCCAAATTTATTTGATGTACACCTTGTTTTCCCCGAAGCAGCTGGTGGTGCAGATTTGATGCGAGATGCATCATTTCTTGTTAAAGCAACGTCACTGCCAGGTTTTGCAGTTACTCCAATTGAAATTCCTTTTATGGGAAGGAGATTGACAGTTACTGGTGATAGAACATTTGAAGATTGGACTGTTACTGTTATTAACGATGAAAATTTTAAACTTCGTAATGCATTTGAAGGTTGGAATAACATCATGAATGATTTAACTACTGCTACCCAATCATCTAATGTTAATGATTATCAAAGAGATGCTATGGTCCACCAATTAGGGAAAGATGGTGCTGTAATAAAAACATATACCTTTCATGGAATATTTCCAACTGGGATCGGCGCAATTGAGTTAGCTTATGATTCAAATGATTCAATCGAAGAGTTTGAAGTCACCTTTTCTATACAATATTTCACAGCATCAGGAAATCTCCCAGCGGCCACCACCTCAGGGCGCCCACGAGGCGGATAACCGTTCAAGGATTTAAATCTTTCTAAATTTAGGCCGACGGGCACATAAAATATACTAAAATTTTAAATGGGAAAGGGTGAGACAATATGGCAAGGATTCTTGGATTTGAAATAACTCGGCAGAAGGACGAAGAGCATAAATCTTTTGTCCTTCCAGCTGAAGATGAACAAGATGGTTCAGTACATATAGATGGTGGATTTGGTGCTGTAGGATGGTATCTTGATCAAGCGGGAACCATCAAAAGCGACAATGAACTCATTAACAAATACCGTGAAATTGCAGTCACATTTGAAGTAGACAATGCAATTAATGATATTATAAATGAAAGTATTGTTACGGATGAAAATAAACAACCAGTTTCAGTTAATCTTGATGATTTAAATGTTTCAGATGACATTAAGAAGAAAATCGGCGAAGAGTTTAGAGAAGTCTTGAGACTTTTGGGGTTTAACTCTCGCGCTCATGATATATTCCGAAAATGGTATATTGATGGTCGTTTATATTATCATAAAGTTATTGATGAAACTAAACCTAAAGCTGGACTTCAGGAAGTTCGTCCCATTGATCCTAGATCAATTAAGAAAATGAAAAAGGTTGATAGAGAAGTAGACCCGAAAACTAGCGCAGTAATTATTAAAAAGATTGAAGAATTTTATCTTTTCTCTTCTAGCAGAAGTTTATTCTCCGCAGACAGTCAAAGTCCTGATATGGTAGGAACATCATCTACATATGATTCAGTTCCTATTGCGAAGGATTCAATTGCATATGTTCATTCGGGGTTATCAGATGAACGAGGACGAATTGTGGGTCATTTACAAAAAGCTCTAAAACCAATGAACCAACTTAGGATGGTTGAAGATGCTATAGTGATTTACAGAATTTCTCGAGCTCCAGAAAGACGAATCTTTTATGTTGATGTGGGAAATCTACCAAAAATTAAAGCGGAACAATACCTAAAAGGTGTTATGACTCGTTTCAGAAACAAATTTGTTTATGATACCGCTACTGGTGCTATCAGGGATGATAGAAGATGGCAAGCTATGCTAGAGGATTATTGGTTGCCTCGTAGAGAAGGTGGTCGAGGAACAGAAGTTTCTACTCTTCCAGCAGGACAAAACCTTGGTGAACTTGAAGATGTAAAATATTTTCAGAGAAAATTGTATAAATCTCTTCATGTGCCACAGTCTAGACTTGATGAAGACAGTGGTGGATTTCAATTAGGTAGAGCTGCAGAGATAAATAGAGACGAATTGAAATTTACCAAGTTTGTAAATCGTTTACGGAATAGATTTAATCACTTATTCTTGGATTTATTGAGAACACAGTTAATTCTGAAAAGTATAATTACTGCACAAGATTGGGAACTCTTTAAAGACCATATCAATTTTGACTACATCAGAGATGCACATTTTGCAGAACTCAAAAGGTCGGAATTGATGAGGGATAGATTAGAGACTCTTTCTCAAGCAGAACAATGGTTGGGTAAATTTTATTCAGAGGAATGGGTTCGGCGAAACATTCTTCAACAGACTACAGAAGAAATAGAGTTAAATAATGACCAAATCAATAGTGAAAAGGATCAAGGCGCCGCGAGGGCCCCTGAACCATATGTTTAGTACAATTTTCTAAATCACCACAACTTATAAATATAGAGAGGATATTTCAATGATAGAAGAAAGAGTTGGTGCTAATGGAACCCCTTATGGGGGTAATGTGCGGAGTCCAGAAGAAAAGGTTGTAAAAGATTCTGCTGAACCTGCTAAAGTTAAATCTCCTGAGAAAAAGGGAAAAGAAAGTAAAGATGAGTAAAATAAAATTAAAATGTCAGGAGTGTGGAACAGTTTACACGAAGAGAATTGGTCACAAAACTGTAGATCGCTTGTGGCCGAGCGAAAAGGAGATTTCCATTTCGTTTTCAGTACAATGTCCAAAATGTAAGGGTTTTGATGTTGACCTGGCAGAAGAAGTTGAATTAGAAGAGGAAAATATTTTAACCATGATTCAATCAGCGAATGAAAAGAATCCTAGTGCTTTTAAAGATGCTTTTGAAAAAGCAATTGCAGTAGCTACTGGAGATGCACTTACCGCAAAACGCATGGAAATGGGAACCAAGATTTATCCCAGCGATGAAAATATTGATGAGAATGGGAAATGAGTAAAAAAGTAACTATCATTAGTTCTTTGATAGTCGGACTTTTTAGCATACTTACAGTTCTTCATACTTTAGATATTAGACCTCTGATGGTTTTTGAACACAATAGTTCTATTACCAAGGTCAAAAGTGCAATATTTGATCTTGCGAGAGATTATTATTCTAGTGAACTAAGGCGCAGACGTTTAGACCTTTTTGATTTGCATCGGCAAAAAGAATCGATGGAATCGACATATGGGAAAAATTCTGTACCCCAATCTCTTAATAAAACTATTATTAATACAGAAGAAATTATAAAAGAACTTAAAGAAAAACGAAAAAAAGAAAAGAAGAAATAATGTCTAACTATGGAAATGAAATTCTAAGGGAGATTCGTAACAGACACATCGAGAGTCTTACAGAGGCTGTCGATAAGGAAGTTGTGCGAGAAATTGCAATTTTTGTTATGAATGATCCTCGTATTTATAGGCAGCAAATAGTTCCTATTATTAAAAACATGAAAAGAATAATGACAATGGGGGACTTTGATAAAAAACTTGCAATCAAACAATTTTCTTATGTGGCGAAAGATGGAATTAAAAAATTTGAGAAGGAAGTTGGTAGTCTGGGAATCCCCCGTGGTGCTGTTGGAAAGACAGAATTAGCAATTGGCGAAGAACTTTTGGATCACTTTGAAGATGAAATCAAAGAATTTTATAGCAAGTTTAACGAAGTGTACAATCAAGTAAGCGAAGAAAACAAACAAACCATCAACAGGATGTTGAATGGTGAAGAATATGAAAAAATCATAGAATTTGTAGAGGAAACCTAAATGGCTATCGCAAAACAAACTTTAGTAGATGGGACAAGGCGCGCAGTAGTTATAGCAACTGGTGGTGGAAGTGAATCAAATCAACTGTTTGTTGATGCTTCTGCGTTAACCAACAATCTTTCATCGTTTAGTATGACTACTATTACTCAAGATGAAACAGATTTTAGCAATACCGGAAATGAGGGAACCTTCTCAGGTGGTACTGGACATTCTGCATCAGATGTTCTTACAATGTCGGATGGTTCCACTATTACAGTCGATACTGTTTCTGGTGGTATCATTACAGAATTCACAGTAACAACTGCTTCCACAACTCCCTTCTCAACTGGTTCCACACTGACACAATCGAGTTCCACTGGTTCAGGTGTAAGTTTCACACTAACCACTGATACAGATAATCAATTAGCTTCCGCAAGGGTTACGGTTGCAAAACTTACTTGGAGTGTTCAGGGAGCTGGTGTTCTACTTCTTCAATGGGATGCGGATACAGATAAAACATTTTTGTCTCTTGGGGGTGGTGGTTCAGTAGATTTTGTACACAAGGGAGCTGCTCTTGAAAATCTTGCTGCGGGTGGAACCGGAGATATTCTAGTTGATACGGATTCAAATGTAACCGGATATACTCTATTAGTTGATGTACATAAAGGTGTCC